ACAAAGCCTAAAATGCGTAAACAGTTATTTTACTCTATTAAGCGTGGATCAAAAGGCGGTCGCGCAGGGCAATGGAGTGCTAGAAAGGCTCAAATGTTGGCTAGACGATATAAAGCAGCAGGAGGAGGGTACAGATAGATGGCTCTCAAGAAGTCGCAAATATCGCTTAGGAAATGGACAGGTGAGAAGTGGGATTATACAGGCAAGAAGAAAAAGAGTCGTTACTTACCAAAGGCTGTAAGAGATAGCTTAACTCCTGCACAAAAGGCAGCAGGATCACGAGCAAAGAACAAGGCCACTAAATCAGGTAAACAATCGGCTAAATATACTAAGTCAGAACGCAGAGCATTAAGGCGACTAAGATGAGCAAGCGAGATCCGAGGATAAAAAGGTTGGGTGTCGCAGGATATAACAAGCCAAAGAAAACGCCAAGTCACCCGACTAAAAGTCATGTTGTATTAGCTAAAGTCGGTGATAGGGTTAAAACAGTTAGATTTGGTCAGCAGGGTGTTAAGGGCGCAGGAAAAAACCCTCGAACTGCTGAACAGAAAGCTAGGAGAAATTCTTTCTTAGCTAGACATAGAAAGAACATCCAGAAAGGTCGAATGAGTGCGGCTTTTTGGGCTGCAAAGGTTAAATGGTGATAAAATGAATCTTATTAAAATTAAGCATAAAGGCTCAAAAGTGGGATGGGCGTTAATCAATGAGGCAGATTTCGACAGCAAGAAACACGAGCGTTTTGAAGGCGAACCAAAACGAGCAAGGAATGATAAAGGTCAACTCATAGCAGATGATCCAAAGACTGAAGCAAACGAAGCGTGGGAAGGTGGCAAAGCACCTAAAAAGCCTGCCAAAAAGAAAGCGTCTACTAAGAAGGGATAAGTCATGGCGATAGTTACAACAGTAGGCGGCACAACAACAAACAGCTATATCACTGTGGCTGAATACGAGGCTTTCTGGACAGAGAGAAACGTAAATATTTCTGGTAATACAGCCGCAAAGGAATCTCAACTGGTTCAAGCTGCTGATTATATAAACAGAAGTTATACTTTTGTCGGTGAGCAACAATATCGCTATCAGGCGATGGTTTGGCCTAGATTAACAGGTATTTATCTTGTTAAAGATTTCCCTATCGATCCCGATGTTATTCCACAGGATATAAAAGATGCTCAAGCAGAGTTAGCTTATATTATTCATCAGGGAACAAACGTATTTGCTACGGTCACAGGTGGCGCAAAGGTTCGAGAGAAGAACAAAGCAGGGCCAGTAGAAACCGAAGTAGAGTTTACCAACTTTAGAGAAACGCCTCGATTTGTAGCGATTGAAGGATTGCTTTCGCCATATACTATTTACGGTGGCGCTCAACTTAAAATGGTGCGCGGATGAGTACAACAGTCACAGCAATCTCAGATGCAGCCTTCGATGCCGTTGATATAGCGGTAACGGATGTTATCTTTGATGCGACAGTGACTTACGAAACTCAAGGAACTTACAATCCTTCAACTGGTACTTATCCAGTTACAACAACCACCCTCACAGGCAGAGCATTATTTGATACCGATACTCCTGCCAGAGATATATTTCCTGATTCAATTATCGGATCAAACCGTCAACTTGTTTTGTTGGAGGGTTTTAGCGAGGTTATAAAGGAAGGATACAAGCTAACTATTTCATCGATTGATTATGAAATAAAAGCAGCGCAGAAGATTGTCGGATCTATTTCACTTCAGTATGGAGTGGCCTTGCAGAAATGAGTATTGATAAATTTACCATAGAGCTTAAAAAAGATTTAGTCGATACAGACGAAAAAATTGAACGGGCTATTCAAAGGATTGCAATGGAGTGTTTAATAGGTGTTGTGCGAAAAACTCCTGTTGCTACAGGTAGATTAAGAAATAATTGGATTACGAGCGTGGATAGAATGAACTCAACAACTATTCAAAGCGCTGATGGAGCAGGACAATCAATTAGTCGTGGAACGCCAGTAGTAGAAGGTTTTGAGTATAAAAAGAATAAAATGATTATAATTCAAAATAATCTGCCTTATGCAAATAGAATAGAAAATGGTCACTCGAAGAAGGCCCCTCAAGGCATGGTTGCGCCTACTATAAATGACGTAAGGATTAAAAATAGGAACGTGTTAGTATGACTTACGCACTAGAGCGCAGAGCGATTGAGACATATTTAAGCACTCAATGGGGAACAACGACACCGATAGGCTTCGATGGACATGAGTTCAGCCCTTCTTTTAACAGTATTCGAGTATCAATAGAAAACGGTTTAACTATGCAAGGATCTATTGGTGCAAATACGAACAGAATAGATTATAATGGCATTGTAACTATCCAGATCTTTACGGAGAACGGCAAGGGATCGGAGACTTGGAGAGGTTACGCAGAAACATTAGACGGTATTTTCTTTGATAAAAGGATTGCGAATACGGGTGCAATAGCGACAACAAACGAATTTATTAGATTCTCACCAGATCAACAGCACCCCTATATATCTGGCGAGGTTTCTGATATACCATTTAACATTGCAACTTTTGTCGTACCTTTTGTGCGATACGAGTTTAAATAAGGAGGCCACAACATGACTGGCATTGCATCTAATCAGCTACGGAGCGCGTTTGTGGCTGAATCAACAGTGGGAACTACTCCCTCATCACCATCGTTCACAACAAGCGATGTTCCAATAAATATGACTGCTGCTCCAAATGTAATCGAGCATCGATCACTCGCAGCAAAAGGCGAAGCTGTAGAAACGGCTATTGCAGGAATTGATGTCACTGGTTCTATGTCAGGCACATTAGTTTATGGAGCATACGACACATTCCTTGAGAGCTTGCTTCAAGGAGCGTACTCAACAAACGTATTAAAAAGTGCAAAGGCAACTAAAACGGTTACTGTAGAGAACGGAATAAACGCAGGAGTTGGCGGTACGCTTACAATGATGCGTTACACAGGTGTCGAGGCAACTGGTGGATCATTAACTCTTGCTTCAAATGCAGAGATAGGGTTTTCCTTTGATCTTACTGGCATGGGTTCACTTGATACGACAACATCTGCAATCGGTAGCTCATCATATACAGATCAAACCGAAAGAGCGCCTTTAACATCAGGTGTTGATGTTGGAACGATAGCATTTGCAGGGTACACACTAGACGCCTTTGAGAGTGCGACTATCAACTTCAACTATGAAGGAAGAGAAGCACAAACAAAGCTAGGAAGCTCTTTTACTAAGGACGGCATTACAAGAGGAGCTTTGCTTCCTGAAATAACTGCTCGTGTTTATGTAGATACTAACTTTGCAACTTTGTATAATGCAGCAAGAGATACAAATCACTCGCTCTTTGCAGTTACTTTTCCATTAGGTTCAGTATCGGGCAAAAAATACACTCTCCTATTTCCTAAGTGTAAGTTTACTGGATCTAATATCGACTTCACTGGCACTAATGCAATGCAGGACGTAACAATCCGAGCAATGTATGACGAAGCTACCGAGGATGCGTCAGTAAAACTAACGAGAGCAGTTTCATGATTGCTGTTCGTAAATTTCACGGAACTGTCGATGGTAAAGAGAAAACTTTTTACGTTGGCGATCAAATTGATGCTAAGACTGTCAAAGAGTTAGGGTTGGCCGACAAACCCGAACTAGCCAAGGAATCCAAGGCTAAGAAAACACAAGAATAGACGTCTATAGTGGGGTGGGTTGTCGGTATTCCTGCCCCACACAAAACCGACAAAGGAGACACCGATGCTTAAACTAAAGAAACCTCAATTATCAGATATGGTTTTTGAGAGTAAATTTTCACCTGATATGGACTTTCTAGCTGATAAGGGCAAAACATATATCTCGATCAAATGTCGTGCAGGAGGATGGGCTAACCCTGATTTAAATGTGATGCGTGAACAGGTGGTATTATATCAGGAAATGCAAAGCCTCAAAGCGTCAAAAATGATGGACGATGAGGATAAGTACACAAAATTTAAATCGCAATCTGAGAAGGAAGTCGGCAAAAAGTTATTTGAAGCTCTTTATGATACTTGCGTTGTTTCGTGGGAGACTAATATTCAGAACGATGGCACTAAGATGAAATTAGATAAGGATCATTTTATTGCGCTTGCCGATGCTAAAATAAATGAATTAACTCAATTTTTTATGGATTGGGCAAAGTACGTTGAAGAGTTAGGTAATTTTAGACAGGAAGTCGAAGAGGAAACGGTAAAAAACTAATCGAGGCGCTTCTATGGTCTTTTAAGTACTCTGCAAAGGATGAGGCTTACTTGATGGCAAAGGGCGCAATAGAGGTCAGAAACAAACCTAATCCTCAAAATATGATGTATTGGATTGGATATAACGATTTGAGACAAGGGCGACAAATTGGATATTCTGGGTTTTCCCCTATACCGTTCAGTGAAATTATGTCATATTGCTCTCATATCGGTTTAGATGATCCTGTTGAGCGCCAAAGTTTTGCTCGTTGCATCATGGCGTTAGACACTGAGGAGCGAAAATATTATGGCAACGCTAAATCTTAATATTGATGCTAGAGGCGCACAAACGGGCGCGGCTCAATTCACAAAGTCAACGGATCAAGTAAAAAAATCTGCATCTGCGGCAAGTGCATCTGTCGGAGGCATGGGAACAGCCTTCACTCGCATGGCTCAAATGTCGGGAGCGCAAAGGTTTGTATTTCAAAACA